GTCGGAGCCGTTCGGGCTAGGCGGTTGGGCGGATTTTCCTGCTACCGACATGTCAGAGGGCATGACCGCCCTGGTTATCAAATTTCCCACCATGCAGTTCACCGGCATAAAGGACAAGAACGGCAAAGAGATTTATGAATCGGACATCGTGGAATTTGGCTACGTTGACACCGATCTTGCTACTTTCCGACAGAAGGGCGAGGTCTTCTGGAATCAAGGATGGATGGCCTGGGGATTACAGTCACCGATGCTTCGCATTCCTTTTTGGGACAAAACCGGACACGCGGGTTTAACGGATTTCATCGTCGTCGGCAACGTCTACGAAAATCCCGAGCTCCTCGAAAAAGAAAATATTGATGTCAAAGAACCGGCAGCCGCTTGATCGTTCATAACAATACGCGAGTCCGAGACACGAATTCCAGTTCTAAATTTTGGCGATGATAACCAAAACCACACCCACAAAAAGCGAGTTTGACAAGGCTTTCTTTTGCCTTTTTCAGAATGGCGATTACACAGCGATCGCGAACAGCATGGGACATACGCCTGAGTATGCGTCGCAGATGTATTCGCCGACGGGCGATCGGAAATCGAACCTCTACCGGGCGTTCAGAGATCTCAGAGCTTTGCGCGAACACGACATCGAGCGAGGCGATAGAGCCATCGCTCTATTTATTGAATTTATCACGCGGGGAATGGAGTCGCAGACGCTTTCGATCGCAGACGAATCGCTAAAGCTCAAGCGCGACGTCGACGAATGGGAGACAAGCTCGATGCAGGGAGCTCCGGAATTGATGATCGTCCAGGAGCTGCGGGATATCTCGACCCAGGCGGATCGGACACTCGAAGCATATAGCAGCAAAAAGATGCGCGACTTCGCGGCTGAGGCTGTCAAGGAAAGGAGGAACGGGCACAGATGATCAGAGCACTCAACTACCTCAAAGACATTGGCGCCGTGATCTTCGCTTTCTGGTGCGGCGCGGCGAACGCTCTCTTTCATCTCGGGACATTTGGGTGCGTGGTCGTGTCGCTGGTGCTTATTTGGAACTACAGGACGGCCAACCTCTCGGACGCTAAGAATCTATGGCTTGCAACGATCGCGCTTCTCGGAGCGATCTTTCTCAAACGACATTTCGGGCAAGGGACGGTCAGGCTTAACGCTAAGCAGCTTGGAAGCTGGAAAAACATGGAGGACAAATGAAACTTACGGCCGCACTCTTTTTAACCCTCGTCTCCTTCGTCTGTCTTTGTCATGGTCAACTGATCAGCGACTACGGCACGCGGATAACCGATGATGTCCGTCGCTTCGAGGCCGCACAGATCCTTGTTTTCGGGCAGTGGAAGAACGACGAGCAGAAAGACTTCCTGTTGAGGCTCGTCAGCGATCCGCAATTGATGAAGTACTCGGCAAGCGAGGCCGACCGCCTTTTTGGGAAAGATGCTCGCCTTTTCTATTCGACGGGCAAACGCGACATCACGAACTTTCGCATCGTTTGGCGACTCGAAAGCCGCGCGGATAAGGTCAGGACCTTTGATTCGCTCTCGCGTGACGCTAAGGCCGAAGTTAGACTTGCCGATCTCGCCTACTGCCTTGCTACGGAAAAGTATCTGCCGCAGCAGATCGATTTCATTCTTGAGTTTGCCGTGGCACTTCCAACAGCGACCGATAAGCAGCTACTAGAATTTGAAGCGAAATCGCTCATTATGTTTCCCGACAGGGATGCGTGGGTGAAATTATTCGGGGCAACGGTCGGACCGTACGTGCCCCACCCTTGCACAAAGACTACGTCAGGGAGCTTCGTAGGCGACTGCCCGTGCAATATTGGCTCATCCTTTAACGAAAGCTGTTACAGCGAATGTGCCGATCCAAACGGCAGCTGCAATACGACCGCGTCTGGATGCGGATTCGTTGGGTATTTTGCGTGCAATGGCGGCTGCAGAACGACTCCGGGCGGTAATCTGGCTGATCCGGCCAAGCCAAAGGAGCGGCAATGAAACTCGCAAGCGTCCTCGGCGTCGTTTTCATCGCGGCGGTGGTCGCACGTTGTTTGGGCTGCAGCTGGAAAAGGTAAGGAGCATTTATGGAAAACGAAGAACCGAAAATGTGTACCACGAGCGGTCGGCCGGTTGACGTCGTTCGTGCCGAGCAAACCGAATCCGCCGGCCAGCACAAGGACTACATCGTGCTTTGCCCGGACGAGCGAGCGAAAGGCTTTGTCCGGCCGTTTCGAAATAAATATATCCATGTCGGCCAATCAGTCTGCGCCAAATTGATCGAAAAGCAGCCTGAGAGTTTGGAGACTCTTCGCGATGTTTGCGGATTGCCTTATAAGCACGACGGCGAATGCGCCGGACAATTCTTTACGGTCAGCGGATATGACCAGGCCGACATCATCTTGAAAGATCATCGCAAAGGCGGCTGCGGCGTCGAGACGAGAATGAGCCAGGATCTCAGCGAGACCTACGCCCGCGATCTTGAATTCTACGGAGCGACATTCTGCGTCGGCTGTAATAAACATCTGCCGGTCGGCGAATTCGTCTGGTCGGCGGACGGTCAGGAGGTCGGTTCATGAAGGTCGGGATCGGCGTCGATAATTACAAGATCAAGAAGTTCACGGACGAGCTCGCAAAGCTCGGTTTCGAGAAGATCGACGTCGTCCCGTTTACGAAAGGCGTTAGTTTGATCACCGTCGACGATGTTCCGCCGAAGCAACTCCACGACATTCACAAGCTTTGCCAAACACTGCAAATAGATTTTCAAAGGTCCAACTAAATGTCACACGAGGCACACAGTCATCCGCAATCACCCCAGCCAAATCTGTTCGGCATCGCCTTTCCATGTCCTGAACCCGCATTGGAGATGCCGGGCAGCCCGCCTTCAATGGAGGCCCGACGCGAGGTGATCATGCGCGTGTTCGACAAGGCTGACTCATCTTTTATCTCGTCGTATGTGAAATGCCTGGTCGAGTACGGACTGACGCACGTCGATTTCATTGCAGGCGAGGTTAGCTCTTTGTACGAGAAGCGCCAAGGGAAATTGTCGGAGCGCGAAGGCAAGCAGCTCGGAGGGCTTTTTATCCAGTTGCAGAAAAAGGGAGTCATTGAAAAAACGGGAGCATACAGATCTCGCAATCAGTGCTCGCCGGCGGCGGTTTATAGGTTGAAGAAATAGCCATGAAGAAATGCACTGAGGGCATTTGCCAGTTTTGCGAGCGAAACTATCCGATCTGGTCGGCACCCCATGAATTATGGAACGGCGTAATGAATGAGGACGAGCACTTTCCTTGCCCGACGTGCTTTACAAACATCGCCGAGCTTAGAGGCTTTGTCGGAAGGTGGAGGCTGACCTTTGAACGCACCGGTTCTCCTCTGGCACAAGGCGTCCCGAAGGACGAGGCGAAAGTTGTCGATCGGATGCTTGATCGGGACCTCGGCGGGGACGACAAGTGCGAAGACTGTGGCCGGCCACGAGACGCTCATTCTAGGCATTTTAGGGAGGAGGAAGGAGCATGTCGGCAGTTTGTCGGCAACTTTATAGGCTGAAGAAATGAAAGCATTAACAGTAAAGCAGCCCTGGGCATGGGCCATTTTCCATCTTGGAAAGCCTATCGAGAATCGCGACTGGCCGACGAACTTTCGCGGAGTCTTTGCGATTCACACCTCGAAGTTGGTTCGACGAAATGAATATGAAATGGCGAAACATGCGATCGCCGATATTTGCGGAGCAGCGATTCCCGGACTTGACGAGCTGGAGCATGGAAAGATCATCGGTCTTGCCAATCTAGCAAACTGCATCAGCGAATCTACGTCGCCGTGGTTCTTTGGTGACTTCGGATTTGTCTTGGCGGCTCCAACACTACTACATGAGCCGATCCCTGCAAAAGGCGCCTTGGGCCTATGGGATGTTCCGGAAGAAATCGAGGCCGATGTCAGGAGGCAATTCGGTGGATAGACCGACCGGAATCATTAGAACTCTACCCTCGCTCTATAACGACGATAAGAACGTCGGCTTTCGACGGTACGTGCGCTCGATTCGCGAGCTTGAGAAAGAGATCATTCCGGCGATCTATATCGCAATGGCGCAGCTGCCAAAGATTGAGGTCCTTTTCATGTATCTGCTGATCGAAGGACAGATCCGCGTACGAATGAACATCGTCGAATATGTTCCCGGCTCGACCGAGATCTGCTGGGACTCGACGATTCGCCAGCCTAAGTTTTGGGCCGTCTGCTCGGGTCCGGTCAGCCGTCCGCCAGAGAAGATCTTTCGAAAGGGCTTTCAGGGATTCAGATACACGGAGGAGCTTTGGTAATGGCTGAGAACAGCAAGATCGAATGGTGCCATCACACGTTCAATCCTTGGCGTGGCTGCACAAAGGTCAGCTCGGCCTGTGATATCTGCTACGCCGAAGCTCTGAGCTTTCGTAACCCGGGAACTCTCGGCGTTTGGGGTAAATACGGTACTCGCGTCATTGCGTCCGAAGCGATGTGGAAGGAGCCGATCAAGTGGAACAAGAAAGCAACCGAAGCCGGTGAACCTCATCGCGTTTTCTGCGCGAGCCTGGCAGACGTTTTCGAAGGCCCGGAAACGATGCCTGAGGAGTCGTGGGAACCGGTTTCCGCGGCTCGCGAACGTCTCGGAGAGCTTATCGATGAAACGCCAGATCTCGACTGGCTATTGCTCACTAAACGGCCACAGAACGTCTTGAAATACGGTCCGCTCGGCTACCGCTGGACGATGGAAGGAATGCCGGAGAATGTTTGGCTTGGTACGACCGTCGAGAATCAGAAATACGCTGACGAGCGCATTCCTCGTTTGCTCAAGATCCCCGCGGCTGTTCGATTTCTTTCGGTCGAGCCAATGCTCGGGCCGATCGATCTTCGGCATTACATAGCTCTTGACGAGACGAACGGCTCGGCCGAATTCCTTGAAGAGAACGGCTGGGGTTACGACCAGTGGAGCGGCGGCTTTACGGGACCGAATCACTTCCGAGATTCAGTCTACGCGCCTGAGCCCGGCATTCATCTTGTCATCGCCGGCGGCGAGTCAGGATCGAGAGCCCGGCCGATGCATCCAGATTGGCCGCGATCGCTGCGAGATCAGTGTGTCACCGCTGACGTCCCGTTTTTCTTTAAGCAGTGGGGCGAGTGGTATGGCGGTCCATCGCTAGGAATAAAAAAGGGCCCATATCGAATTTGTCGAGGCGGAATTGTTGAAGGCCACGAGTTCGAAACGTATCCAGATCACTTTCTTTCGTTTGGATTGGACTCGATGGTTCAGCGAGTCGGCAAAAAAGCAGCCGGCCGCGACCTTGACGGCCGCGAATGGAACGAAATGCCGGAGGTATCGAGATGAAACTAAAACTCTCAGACACTCTCGCGTTGCCGACCGACGCCGTGACTCAGACATTCGCGTTCCTCGGCCGGCGCGGATCCGGCAAGACATACGGATCGGGCAAGCTCGCCGAGCTTTTCCTCGAGGCCGGGGCTCAGATCGTTGTTCTGGATCCGATCGGGACATGGTACGGACTCAGGCTCTCAGCCGACGGCAAATCGAAGGGCTTCAGCGTTCCCGTATTTGGCGGCGAACATGGCGACGTTCCGCTCGAGCCGCAAGCAGGCGCCTTGATCGCGAAGCTGCTTGTCGAGCAGCACTTCTCCGCGGTCCTCGACGTCTCCGCGTTTCGCAAAGAGCAGCGAAAGCAGTTCGTCACCGACTTTGCCGAGGAGCTGATGCACCGCAAGAAAACGAACCGATCGGCGATGCATGTCTTTTTCGAGGAAGCTCAACTGTTCATCCCGCAGCAGGTCCAGGGAAAGACTGCGCGGATGGTCGGAGCATTCGAGGATTTGATCAAGCTCGGCCGAAATTACGGCATCGGCGCATCTTTGCTCTCGCAGCGGCCGCAATCGGTCAACAAAGACGTACTCAACCAAACCGAGGTGTTACTCGCGTTTCAGATGACAGGTCCTCAAGAACGGAAGACGATCGACGGATGGATCTCTGACAAGGGCATCGACGAGAAGCTTTCCGATATTCTGCCCCGGCTGAAGATCGGTGAAGCTCGCCTGTGGTCCCCGCAGTGGCTAGGCGTCTCCGAGACGATCCACATCGGTAAGAAGAAAACATTCGACGCGTCATCAACCCCAACCGTCGGCGCCGCGATCGTACAGCCGAAAGAGTTGTCACCGGTCGACGTCGAGAAGATCAAGACGTCGATGGCCGATGTCGTCAAACGAGCTGAGGAGATGGATCCGAAGAAGCTGCAGGCGAAGATCCGGCAGCTCGAGGTCGAGCTCGCTAAGAAGCCGGCTGCCGAGATCCGGACGAAAGAGATCGAGGTTCCTGTGTTTCCTGCAGAACTCGAGAAAGCTCTGCGATCGATCGATAAAGATTTATTTGATGTGTACGGAAAAATCGGCGAGCTGACCGGCAGGCTCGCACGCGTTTTCGACGAATACAAGACTGAACCAGCTAAGGCCTTTTCAGCAGTCGCCGGAGTCTCACGGTCGAGCGTTTTGCCGACGCCAGTAAAAAGCACCCCGACTCCAAAATCACAGGCAGCCATGAAATTACAGCCGGCTGTGATCAATGGTGATTTTCGGGTGACGTCGGTCCAGCAGAAGATCCTCGATGCGCTTGCTCTTTGCGAGGCACTCGGAACTCCGCAGCCGCCGCGGGTCAATGTCGCGTTTCTCGCCGGCTACACCGTGAACGGGCACTTCAACAACGTCGTCGGCAGCCTCAATACGACCGGGCTAATCACCTATCCGTTTGGCGGACACCTTGCGCTAACCGACAGCGGCAGAGCGATCGCTAACGCGTCAGCAAACGATGTTCAGACGCTCGTGGAATTCCACAATCTCTGGCGATCGAAGCTTCCAACGCCCGAAGTAAAGATTTTGAATGTACTGCTCGAGTACCGCGGCGATCCGATCGGTCGCGAGTTACTTGCCGAGAGGACCGGCTATACGGTCAACGGGCATTTTAATAACTGCGTCGGTCATTTGAAGACGCTGGGAGCTGCTTACTATCCGGCCGGCGGAATGGTCGCGGCGAGCGACGTGATGTTTCCGGAGGGACTCAACTGATGTGCACATTCGTCGAGGACACACATGTGATGCCGGGATGGGGTTGCTGCGGCTGTCAATTGTACAACGGGCTGCAGCGTTTGAGCTGTAAAGGCTGCCGGCAGGTACGGCATGAGGTCGAGATCCCGGAGGGCGTCAAACGCTGCATTAAATGCGGCTTTGGATACCGAGGAGAGTTCAAGGACTTCGGACATAAGAGCTGTCCGTGCTGCGCGGTGATCGCGAAAGAGGTTGCAGCGCTGAATTGAAGTATGGCCGAGCGAGTAAAACTCACGCTGCCCTTCGGGCCATACACGAACAACATGTACATCACGCTCATGTTGAAAGGGAAACCGGTACGCGTTCCCTCAGGTCAGGCGAAGAAATACAAGAAGGCAGTCGAGAAGATCTGTAAAGCTCGCAACGGTCTCAGACCCTTCTCGGGCGAGCTAAAGCTTGAAATGAAATTCTATCGGCCGCGGCGCATCGGCGATCTCGACGGAATGTTCAAAGCGGTGATCGATGGTTTGAAAGGATTTGCATTCGAGGACGACAAACAAATTGTCGAGATACACGCTCACCGATTGGACGACAAATGGAAGCCGAGGGTCGAGGTGGAGATCATCGAGATCACATGCGCACCGGAATTGTTCTCGGAAGTCGAGACAACGGAAGAAATACCTTTTTCATGAAATTAGAGGGCATAACAATCAACGACCTGGTCTTCGCTCCAAAGCCGAAGAAGCGAACTTTCCGTGATCTGGAAGGCGAGCGTTTTGGGCGTCAGCTGGTGCTTGGCTATAAAGGCAAATCCGGCAATGGCCACAGCGACTGGTACTGCCTATGCGATTGCGGATCGCTGACGGTTGTGAATTCGAATACGTTGCTTCGCGGACACTCCAAGAGCTGCGGTTGTTTGGGTGCAGAAATACGTGAAGCAAGAAAGGTCAAGCACGGAATGAGCCGGACGCGAGTCTATCGGATATGGCGTCTCGTGATAGCTCGATGCACCCAGAAGTCGAACAGCTCCTACGCTCGATACGGAGCGGCCGGAATAACAATATGCGATCGCTGGAGGCATTCGTTTGAAAACTTTTACGCCGACATGGGCGAGCCGCCAACAGACCAACATTCGCTCGATCGCAAAGATAACAACAAAGACTATTCGCCTGAAAACTGCCGATGGGCAACCAGGTTAGAGCAGCAAAATAACCGGAAAGTAAATCGACGTTTTACCTTCGAGGGACGGAGTCAGACGGTAGCCGAGTGGTGCCGCGAACTCGGCCTGAATGACAGCACCGTGCGCAGTCGCATAAATGACCGCGACTGGTCGATCGGAAAAGCTTTAGGACTAACAAAAACTTAGGAGACATATATGGCACGCAATGGAAATACGGCAAGAACTGCCACGGTCAGCGAGGTTCCCGCTGATCTATACGACACGTTATCTCCCGACGCCCAGTTGATTTGGGACGCGATCGGCATTCTCGGATATACACCCGAGCAGAGTGCGGTCGGATTATGGTGGGCGCGAAAGACCGGCTCGAAACATGCCGCGACAGTCGGCCCGATCGAATCGCTCGCGGCACTACTGCCGGCGGTGAAGGAAGAGATCGTGAAGCTCGAGGAAGACAGCGGCGTCGAGACCGAGCCTGACGATGGCGAGATCCTTTTGACCGAGGACCACAAGGGCAACACCTATCTTCCCGGCGTCGAGCAGGTCGTCGACCAGCAGCTGAAGGACGCAGCATTCAACGAATGGACCGACAAGCAGGCCTGGAAAGAAGCCGGTAAGAAAAAAAAGGAATCGAAGGCCGCTCTCGATGCTGTCTCGGCTGCCAAGAAATCGCTCTTTTATCCCGACCCCGCGAAGTCGTCAGACCTGATCTATAAGTGCGGCGGTATCACCGTTCGAATGGCCAAGGAATTCACCGTTAAGACCAAGACCGAGCTGACGGAAGAGGACGACGAATAGTTCAAAGAATAAGAGCCGCCCCGGGTTCAACAACGACGGCTCTCATCCACACTCGAGCAGGAACAGGCTCGGGCTGATCGGAAGTTTACCGAGACTCGGGCAAGGAAATCAAGTTAAGAATGTTTGACGCAGCACCTCACAAAATAAAAAAGAAAGCCCGGGCGAAAATCATCCATGCCGTAGATCTCTTCTGCGGCGCTGGCGGTACCAGTACCGGCCTTATCAATGCAGTGAATTCGCTCGGCTATTCAATAAAACTGACGGCGATAAATCATTGGGACGTTGCGATCGCGACACACTCGAAAAATCACGAAGAGGTCGAACACTTTTGCCAGTCTATCGATACGGTTCGTCCTATCGAAGTCGTACCGGCTGGGCGCCTGCAGCTGCTCGTTGCATCGCCTGAGTGCACTCATCACAGCAATGCCCGCGGCGGTAAGCCTCGCTCTGACCAAAAACGAGCGGATGCCTGGCTGCTGATGAAATGGATCAATGACCTCTACATCGAGAACATTCTCATCGAGAACGTAAAGGAATTTGAGTCGTGGGGGCCGTTGACCGCGAAAGGCCTCCCGGACAAACGATACAAGGGGCAATATTTCCAGCAGTTCATTGCCGCACTCAGGATCAACTACAGCGTCGATTGGCGGGTCCTTAATTGTGCAGACTACGGCGATCCGACGACGCGCGAGAGGTTGTTCATTCTCGCTCGGCGTGGCCAAAAGAGCGCTGCAGCCGGACATGTTCGATGACGGCACAAAGCTCGAGCCGTGGGTGCCAGCCAGAAACATCATCGATTGGAATCTCGAAGGCAAGAGCATATTCGGACGTTCAAAACCGCTCAGTCCGAATACGATGCGCCGGATATTCAAAGGCCTCGAAAAGCACGGACTAAAGAATTTCCTCATCAATCTGAAAAACAACGACCGTCGCGATCGAAGCGTAGACGAACCGACGTTCACACAGAACACCGGCAATCACCAGGCTGTTGTTGAACCTTTTGTAGTTTCAACCGGACACACGACCGCCAACGGGCATAACACGCGGACGGTGGATGAGCCGGTGGCGTCAGTACTCGGTCAGCCGCGTCTCGGTGTCTGTGAACCTTTCATTGTTCCGCAATTTTCGAAACCCGATACTCGCGATGTGGATGAACCGGTCCCGACTGTGACTACAACCAGCCGCGGCATCGGTATCGTCGAGGTCGAGCCTTTCACGCTCTCGGTCGAACGTGCTCAGACGAATCGCTCGGGTCCGCGTCCCGTGGAAGATCCTATCGCGACGATCACGGGCACTCCGCGGATCGGAATTGTCGAGGGCGAAATACAGCCGTTCACGATATCGGCCGGTGGTCCAGAACTTGAGGCTAAGACCATTGAGGAACCGCTGCGAACTGTTCTCACACGCGAACACCAGGCGATCGTCGAAGCATTCCTTATTAAATTTCACGGCGGCGAGAACGCCGAGAACCGGAATTATCCGATCGATGAGCCGGTTGGAACGCTGGACACAAGCAATAGATTCGGCCTCGTCGAAGCTGAGCCATTCATAGTCTCGGCTGCACATGGTGGCGACGGTAATCCACCTCGAAACATAGACGAGCCACTGGGAAGCGTTCACGGCCACGGAACTTTCGGAGTCGTTGAGACAGAGCCTTTTCTCATTAAGAATTTCGGGAATGGAGAAGAGGCTAAATATCGGGCGAAATCAGTAGACGATCCTCTCAGCACGGTCTGCGCTCAGCGAAATCATCACGGTCTTGTCGAGACAGAAGCATTTCTTCTCGGCCAGCAATCCGGCGCAACCGGCCGCAGCGTCGATGAGCCCGTTCCTACCGTCGCCGGTAAAGGAGCAATCGGCAAAATCGACGTTGATCCGTACCTCGTTCGTCTGAAAAACAATCAACATTCGGACAGCATCGACGATCCGCTGAAGACTCTGACGACAAAGGAAAGCTACGCAATCGCAGAGCCTTACATCATCAAGTTTTACGGAAACGGCGAAGGTGCCGATTCGATAAACGATCCGCTGTCGACAGTCACGGCCAAGGACCGGTTCGCTCTCTGCATTCCATCGATCGGGATAGCTCTCGATATTCGTTTCAGAATGCTACAGCCGCACGAGCTCGCGGCCGCAATGAGCTTTCCGAAGAAATACGAATTCACAGGCAATCGCGAAGCGAAGGTGAAACAAATAGGGAACGCAGTTCCTTTGAAGACCGCGAAGGCTTTATGCCAAGCGTTGCTTAAATAAATGGGCTCTGCAACATCGCAAGTCGAAAAGCTGAAAGCGACCACTCGGCCAGTAGCGCTCGGTTTGTTGGAGATCGAAATATTGATCTATCTGCTCAATTCGCGCACTGCTCTCGGTCCCTATGCTGATTCCTCGAAAAAGAAATTACTTATAGCTCGGAATGAGATTTTAAAGAAATGACAAGCCCACAAACAGCCGAACTAAAACCTCGCCCGAAGCGATCCATCATTATCAATATCGCGGCCAGAAACCAGGCGATCGTTAACCTCTATCTTGCGGGGAATACGTTTTACGGAGTCGGGAAACAGTTCCAATTAAGCCGGGCCCGCATTCGCCAGATAATTATCGCATCGGGGATAAGGTCGCGGTCGTACTCAGAGACCGTCCAGATCCGAAATAGCGAGAGCGAGCAGGAGGAGCCGGACGCTGGGCCGCAGACGCCTATTACCAGCTTCGAACGGGCCCTGCGGCAATCGCCCGCTATTAAGGGATACAAGGCCTTATCGGACGATCTGCAAGCCTGCGTAAGGCGGATGTTCGCGCGTCATGAGCGAGCCTGTGCATCGCTGGATATTCCGGTGGATCCGTATTTCATCGATGGCGCCGTTTTTGAATGTAAACGTGAAGAAGTGAGGAGGGAGCGCGTCAATGCCTGAGCACTGCGAAGAATGTAAAAAACGAGACATCCGGATCGAGCAGCTCGAGGCGATGATCGAGAGGATGGCTGAGAGCGCCGACAAGCTTTTGAAAAAAGGCGAAGAGGTCGAGGAAAAGGTCAAAGCAGCCGGAAATAATTAAAGAGGCGACCGATCAAGATGGCTAGGGCAAGGAACATCAAACCCGGATTTTTTGTCAACGAAGAGTTGGTCAACTTGTCGTTTTCTACGCGCCTGTTGTTCATCGGCTTGTGGACCATCGCTGACCGTGAAGGCCGGCTGCATGACAAACCGAAACAAATCAAGATGGCCATCTTCCCGGGAGATGACGTCAACATTGAGGAGGCACTCAATGAACTGGCTCAAGCTAAGTTTATTGTTCGCTATGAGATAAGGGGCGAGAAATATATTGCTATTCTCAACTTCAGCAAGCACCAGAATCCCCATGTAAAAGAAGCGGCTAGTATCATACCAGCACCGGGCAAGCACCGTGCTCGCACCAGACGAGCCGGGCTGATTCCTGATTCCCTCTTATTGATTCCTGATTCCGGAGTAGCGGATTCCGGAAGCCCGCCGCCGCTTAGTCGAAATCCTGCCGTTGTGATTTTTGAAGAGGTCTTTGGCTCGGCCGGCGTTAGCTTTGCCCGTCAGATCGCAAAAAACGTCTCCGACTTGAGTATCTGGGGAACGCTCGTCCGCAATAAATCCTCGTATGCCGACGATCCGAAAAAACGTCAGAGCGTTCCGAAATGGATACTCAACGCGTATGACGAGGCTGTTGCCGAAAAAATAAAAGCCAACGGAACGGCTAACGGCAAGGTTTCAAAACCCGACTGGCAGATCGCGATCGATAACTGCAAAGCCTGTGACGAGCGCGGGTACATCATCAGCAAAGACTTCACGAAAGAGGGAGCAAAAGTATGCAAGCACGATCAGTGACAAAATTTCCACAGCGAGAGCAACAGCTTGATAACTCACTGCCCTCGAACGAGGACGCGGAGCGGGCAACGCTTGGTTTTGTGCTCATCGACGAGCGGCTGATGTCGATCGTCTCGGACGAGTTGTCGGTAAGCGACTTTTACTCGCCGCTCAATCGCAGAATCTTCGGAGCGATGCTGAATCTGTTTGAGGCGAACAAGACCATCGACCCGATCAACATCCTCGAGGAGCTGAAGAAAGACGGTCCGGTTGAAGCGTTCGGCGGGATATCGACGATAGCGAACCTTAGCTTCGGGTTGCCGATGATCACAGTTCGCGAGGGCGACCAGGTACGAGGCTATTGCAAGCTCATTCGCGATAAATCACGCGTGAGAGATCTCATCCGAACGTGCAACCAGATCGTCTCGTCTGCAGCCCAGGACGACGAGGACGCCGAGGCTGTCATCAGCCAGGCACAGACCGCGGTCAACAGTGTTTGCGCGAAGGGCGAGAAGCGGGAGTTTACGAGCCTCGGCGATCTCAGTGCCCAGCGGGTCAAAAAGATCGAGGCATTGAGGGACGGTTCGCTGAAGGCGACGGGCCTGCAGTCAGGATTACGCAGGATCGATTTCGTTACCGGGGGATTTCAGGCGTCGGATCTCGTCATCATCGCCGGCCGGCCGGGAATGGGTAAAAGCTCTTTCGCCGGCCAGGTCGCGATCGGTGCCTGCCGCGTAGAGCCAAAGTCGGTGATCGCCATCTTCTCGCTCGAGATGTCGAAAGAGCAATACACCGACCGGCTGCTCTCGTCGATATCGTGCGTCGATCTCACGAAGATGCGGACCGGGAACGTGAACATGATGGAGCTCGTAAGGCTGAACGAGGCCCGCGATTGGTTCCAGCAGCTGAACATCGAGATCGATGATTCCGGAGCGATAAATTCGGCGCAGATCAGGGCCAAGGTCCTGAAGCTGCAGCAGGAGCGTGGCCGGGTTGACGGCGTCATCGTCGATTATCTGCAGCGGATGATCACCCACAAAAAAACCCAGTCGAGGCAGGAGGAGGTCGGGACCGTGGCCCGTGAGCTGAAATCGCTCGCCAAAGATCTGAACGTGCCCGTTATCGCGTTATCGTCGCTGTCGAGGGCCTGCGAGATGAGAAATCCTCCGATCCCGCGAATGGCAGACCTTCGAGAGTCGGGAGACATCGAGTCCGAGGCCGATCTCGTCGCGTTCTTGTACCGGCCAAATTACTACGATGATCAGGCGCCGTCGTCGATCGCCGATTTCATCATCGATAAGCATCGTCACGGCCCGACGGAGCGGATCCAGCTCAACTTTGCTCGAGAGTTTACGCAGTTCGGTGACGTTTGATTGTTCAAATCGCGTATAATGTCGGCGGTACGAATTGATCTTGCATGAGTCAGAAGATTTCAACAGAACCCCTTAGAAATGGCGAAGCCCTTACGAATGGCAGAAAGATCTGTGGCGCCAAAAAACGTAACGGCGATCCGTGCCGAGCAATCCCTATGAGGAATGGCCGTTGCAGAATTCATGGAGGGACAACACCAGTTGGGATGGCTCTACCGCAGTACAAACACGGCCGGTATTCGAAATATCTTCCAAGCGGCCTTGCTCAAAAGTACAACGATGCCCTTCTCGACACTGAACTCGTTACGCTGCGCGACGACATCGCCCTCGTCGACTCGAAGATCCAGGAGCGAATGGAACAAGCTAAAAGCAACCCAATCTCGTTCGAGGAGCTGCAGCCGATGATCGAGCAGCGCAGAAAACTGGTCGAATCAGAATCAAAACGCCTGCGCGAGATGGAACACAGCCTGACGATCGCGCAGGCAATGCAGATAATTCGGCTTTTATCGGACATAGTTAAGCGGCATGTCACTGATCCTAAACAACTTAAAGCAATCCAAACTGAGCTTGCCCAAGCAGCTTATCAGTAATCTCGCTGTAGAGATCGGTTTGGAAGCGGACGAAGCGGAGGCCTCGGCGGCCGGAGTCTCTGATGAGCTCTTAGATGCGATCCATCACGGTTGGCAAGCGACATACGCCTTGCTCTTTGGTCAAGCTTTCATCGACTCGATGGGCGATCACCACAAGGAAGCTGTCGTGTGGCACTGGGAATCACGTCTTGCCTTTCTTGAAAATCGTCGGCCGGACTACCTCGCTTACTTCCCGATCTGGCCACGCGGCCATCTAAAGTCGACGCTGGCCGAACACATGGTTGTGATCGACGCGGTTCTGTCCGTCGCCTTCGCTCAGCCGGGCTTCGCTCTGTACATCGGCCGCGAACACAAAAAAGTGCAGGAGAACATCTCCAACATCGAAAATCTCTTATGCAGCCCGGCGATCATCGATAACGCTCCGGCCCTTTCTAAGGTGGCCAGAAACGAGGAGACGAACCGCAAAAAGGAATGGACCGCGACGTTTCTCTTCACTGCAGGCGGTTACGTCGTTAAGGCGGGCACAACAGATTCGGCCCAGGCCGGCTCGCGTATCGGGCAGACGCGCCCGACATTGATCGTTCCCGATGACATCGATGGCCGCGAAGACAGCGCTGTCATCACGAAGAAGAGGCTGAAGCGGCTGACTGGCGAGATCCTGCCAATGCGACAATCGAACACGCTCGTGTACTTTGCGCAAAACCTAATCTCCCGATATTCGGTCATGTACCAGATCCACAAGCAGAAGGTTCGCGTACTCACAAACCGCAAGCCGACAAAGGAAGTTCCGGCAGTGATCAATCCGGTTTTCGGGCGCCGCACGGTCGGAGGCATTGTCCAGGACTATCTCATTTCTGGCAAGACGACGTGGCACGTCTGGGACCATGCGCGAATCAATGACGAGATCCAGACATACGGGCTCGAGGCTTTCAAGGCCGAATGCCAGCACGATGTTGATACCGCTCATATCGGGCTGTTTCATAAAGCCTACGATGACGAGGTCCACCCGATCTCGTACAGCCAGTTCGCATCCGTCTACGGCGCCCGGGACGCCTGGAAGAATTGGTTCAAGGTCGCCTTCAGTGACTGGGCCCGAACGAAGACGAAATATCACGCGAACATCGGCGGGTACCTGGCGGTGTCAAATCAGAACACAACACCTTCAGGTTTTACGTTCCTGATCCCGTTCTCATTCCGCGCCGATGCCCAGGTCGTTGATGTCGCTGAGCGCTTCTTAACCGAACTCACACCCTATGCTTACGGCGAGAACGGCAACCGTAAGACGTGGCACGACCTGATCGAGGAAGCATGGAAGCGAACTAATGCGCAGCAGCATTTCAAGGATCTGAGCGAGCGGATGGCATTCGAGGCGAATTATTACAGCCGGCTGATCCCAAAATATTCAAGGAAGGTTCTGAGCGCGTACCGAGTCGGCCCGTCGGTCAATTCGCACTCCGAGGACAAGGTCCGGGACATGCTCAACACGGGGTTTGGTTTCCGCTTTCAGCCGAGCAACCCGGGCAAGACCGAGGCTCTCGAGGAGATCGACCAGGCAATGCGTGTCGACTACGAAAGCGACCATGCTTTCAAGCCCGGAGTAAAGGGCTACACGCGCTGGTACGTTCTGTGCCCGGACGACACTACAAAGCAGGCCGAAGTGATCAACGACGTCGAGGTTTATCCGCCGGCTCCGTATCCGGACGCTCTTGAACCTGACGAGCTGCAGGATTCGGATCTGTTCCGCTACCAAATGTGCAACCGGAAGTTCAAAGAGCCGAAACTCACCGAGGGCGGAGAGACGATTGACGAGCCCGAAAAGACGAACGATGACTTTGGCCAAGGTCTGCAGATGGTTTATCTCAAGGGGCTACTTCGCAATATCGTTATGACGGCTAACGAAAAGGCCCAAGCTGAGATCAATGCGACCATGCCGCCCGAATTCCTCGAAGAGGTCAAAGCCTCGCCCAACGACAGTTACAAGTCGCACGTTCTCTCGCAGCGGGATATTATAGCCGACGAGATCAAGCGGAAATTGAAAGAACAGAGAGTGGCGAAACCGAGCTGGCGAAAAATCGGATAAAGCAATGAGCATCAAAGACACGATAGAAGCGATAAAGAGCCTTGACCCACTTGCTGAGGACGGCCGAAATGCGGGACTGTCAGAGGCTGGATTTGATGCCGCCGACCTCCGCGAGCTTGCTGAGGCGTATGAGAAGTTATTATCAGCGGCGAAGCTGGCTGCGGCATACCTAGATGCTCGTGCCGATGCGGGTGGATGGGAACGGGATCAGACCCATGCGGACGCCCTCTATAAAACCATCACCGAGGCCGGATAATCTGACCCCAACATCTGGCCCTACTTTTCCACCGACCCACAACATACCCCTTGCTAATCTCCCTGGAATATTGTTCAATTGTCGCGTAGAGTCAGCGGCCTAAATATGAACAGACGAGAATTCTTATCAACAGCGGGACTTCTCGGAATCGTATTGCCGTTCGCGAAGGATGTCGTAGGCGCACCCACAGCGGATAAATGGGCGCACGTTGTAACCGACCCGAAGTTCGCCGGGACATATTCAGTTCGCATTCGTCGGATAAGAAATTCAACGGGAGCGAGGTCGATTGTCTCGCCCATCACCATCCCGGTCCCCGACAAGTATGTTCTATAGCTTCAACAAATATCTGATCGACGAAATTGCCCGCTTGCGGGACAGGATCACCTTTCTCGAAACGCGCCAAGCTGAGCTTGTCGACACCATTGCCTTTCAGCGCCGGCCGGAGAGGCTGGTAACGACCCCAGCCGAGGCAAAGAACCCGAATGGCACATCGCCGAAACCAATATCGAACCGCCCGTCAGATGCGTACTCAGCGGCGCAGAAACGAGCGGAGGCGAAGATCGATGAAATGAAAGCAGAGGGAACGGCCCGCTAAAACGGAATGCTTAACTTCCTCGACATCCAGAAGCCTCAAATGTCGGCTGTTCCAAAGCCGCTCAAATACTCCGACCTCACGCCTGAACAATTCCTTCTAAACTTCGCAAAACGCATCCAGACCGAGACCGAGAGCGATGAAGCCAAGATACGCTTTCAAACGATCGTCGCGATGTGCCGGAGATTTAGAGGGGCAACGCCGTCTGACCTGTTCGGCTATTGGTATAACGGTTCCTGGGCAGACGATCCGTGCTTTGCCGACCTTCACGGCACAAACTTTTTCCAG